ACTCAAAAAATGATTGATGGCACTTTAACGTACAAAACTAATCATACAAGAGACTTTATACATGTATTAGATATTGTTGATGCAATTAAATTGTTTATATATCGTAAGGACTTTTTCGCAGATTGGACACAACATAATTATGAAATTGCAAGTGGTAAAGGCATAAAGGTCGATGAGCTAGTTGATAAATACTTACATAATATACCTTTAGAATCTGGTTTTATAGGCGAAAGACAAGATAACACGGCAAATATAACAGATATATTGGATTTGGGATGGGTACCAAAACGCAATTTAGATAAATACTTAAAAGGGAAAATACATGGCAATACCAAATTCAAAGACAACATTCAAAGATTATTGTTTACGAAACTTAGGTTTTGGAGTAATTGACATTAATGTTAGTGACGACCAAGTTGACGATAGAATAGACGAAGCGATACAATACTTTGCTCACTACTATTATGATAGTGTTGAGAAAATGTATCTTAAATATAAAATTACAGAAGCAGATAAAACAAGAGCTTTAACCAACGATACCACTACTGCAACCGATAGAGTTGATAGTACAATAACATCAAGTTTTGAAGAAGGGAAAAATTTTATTCCTATGCCATCGAGCATAGTTTCTGTACTAAACATTTTTTCATTCGATAATGCGGCTACAAACAATATGTTTGATATTCGTTATCAATTAAGATTAAATGATTTGTATGATTTTTCCTCAACAAGTATTGTTCACTATGAAATGACAATGCAACATCTTGATTATCTTTCACATATTTTAGTTGGCGAAAAACCTATTAGATTTACAGAACATCAAGGAAGATTATATTTAGATATGGATTGGTCTGGTGATGTTAATACAGATGACTATCTTATCATTGAATGTTACAGAAAATTAGACCCAGATGTTTATACAGATTTGTATGACAACATGCATTTAAAAAGATATGCTTCAGCGTTAATTAAAAAACAATGGGGTATGAACTTATCTAAGTTTCAAAATGTTGCTTTACTGGGTGGAGTAACTATGAATGGTGAACAAATATTCAGTCAGGCACAAGAAGAAATTGAAAAGTTAGAAACATATATTGAAAACTTACAATACCCTGATATGATAATTAAAGGATAAAAATAAATGGCTGTCAATAGTGCGTTTAAAACATCAGGTAAAGCTGCAACTACTGCTGAGCAAAATCTATATGCAAGTTTAGTTAAAGAAGCAATTCAGATACATGGTCATGATGTTAACTATATTGATAGAACACTAACAGCAAGAGATAATATCTTTGGTGAAGATTCTTTATCACAATTTAATAAATCACAAACTATCGAAATGTATGTTGAAGATGCCGATGGTGGATATCAAGGTGAAAAAGAATTGATTCAACAATTTGGTTTAGAAAATAGAAATGAAATTACATTTGTTGTAAGTAGAACTAGATTCGATGATGTTGCTCATCAAATGGATTTAGAAACTGCAACAGCCACAACTGAAGGTTCAATACTTTTAGAATCTGGCACACTAGTCTCTTCATCAACTAATACATTATATGCTTCTTTTGATAGTGGATATTTAAGAGGCGAAACTGCATCAACTAGTACATATGCAAATCGACCAAAAGAAGGTGACTTAATATTTCACCCAGTTTTAGAAAAAGTATTTGAAGTTGCTTTTGTAGACCACGATGAACCATTTCATCAATTAGATAATAATCCTGTTTACAAACTAAGATGCAAACAGTTTGAATATTCAAGTGAAGTTATTGATACAGGTATTGCAGATATTGACGCTATTGAAGATACTCTTACAGGTGACGCTTTACAACATCAAGTTACACTTGAAGCAACAACTGCTTACAACGAAAGTATTGCTCTTGAATTCTTTACTGACAGTTCAAATACAGACACGTTATTAATGGAAGACGAAGATGTGGTTGTTCACGAAGATGATGAAGCATCAATTGGTGAAAGTATTCTTCTTGAGAATGCAGCTGATTCAGGTGATGCAAATTACATCATTCAAGAAGACTATATAGTAGGCGACATGTCAACTGATACTACTGCTCAAAATGAGTTTTTTGAAGCAGAGGACGAAAATATATTAGACTTCAGCGAATCTAATCCATTCGGTGATGCTGGGAGAACATAATGTTAGGAACACAATTTTATCATGAAACAATCAGACGACTGGTTGTTACATTCGGTACAATCTTTAACGACATCAACATTGTTAGAAAAGATAACAATGGAAACATTGTACAGAAAATGAAGGTGCCATTGGCGTATGGCCCTAAACAAAAATTTTTAGTAAGACTTGACCAAGATGCAAATCTAGATTCTAAAGTAGCAATTACTTTACCTCGTCTTGGTTTTGAAATTGGTACAATTGCCTATGACCCAGTAAGAAAATTAAATCGTGTACAACAATTTAAGAAAAAGAAATCAAGTACAACAAAACAATTAGATTCTCAATATATGCCTGTTCCATATAATTTAGATTTTGAATTGTATGCTATGGCAAAACAATCTGATGATGCTTTACAAATGGTTGAACAAATACTTCCATATTTCCAACCTGATTATACAGTAACAATTAATGATATGGCAGACATGGGAATAAAAAGAGATGTTCCAATTATTTTAAATTCTATTAATTATGAAGATAGTTACCGAGGTGATTATTCAGAAAGAAGAGCAATTGTTTACACTTTAGGATTTACTGCTAAATTTTATCTTTATGGCCCAGTTACTTCTGGCAAAGTTATTAAACAAGTACAAGTTGACCAATATGCTGATATGCCAGATAAGTCACCTGCAAGAATTCAAAGAACAACAGTAACACCAAATCCAACAAGTGCTGAAGCAGATGATGATTTTGGTTTTAATGAAACAGTATCGTTCTTTCAAGATGCAAAGACTTTTGACCCTGCAAGTGGTGAAGATACATAATGTAACTTTGATTTTATTTTTATTATGACACGACCTAAAACAGTTAATCTCGATATTACTTCTCGATGCACACTTGCATGTAGTGGGTGTGATAGAACATGGTATAAAAAGAATAACAAAACAATTCCAAAAAATGATATGACATTAGAGGAGTTTGATAAAATTTCAAATTACTTTAAAAGAGTACAATTTTGTGGGCAAATATCTGACCCAATATTTAATCCTGATTTTATCGATATGCTTAAAATGTGTAAAGATAAAAATATAGATGTTGAAGTATCTACTGCCGCATCGCATCAACCAAAAGAATTTTACGAGAAAGCTTTTAGTGCAAACTCTAACGCAAAGTGGGTATTTGGTTTAGACGGATTTCCTAAAGACAGCCATAAATATCGTATCAACCAAGACGGTGAGAAGTTATGGGAAATGATGAAGTTGGCAAAGTCTATGGGTATAAAAGTTGCATGGCAATATATTGTATTTGAGTATAATGAAGATACACAACTTGAAGCTTATCAAATGGCAGTAAAACATAATATGGAATTTATTCTTATTGAATCTTCAAGATTTGATGATGATTCTTCTTTAAAACCAGAAGTGGCATTTACACCAAAAGAAAGAAAAAATGATTTTAATCCTAAATGTCTTGATGGTAGTAAAGAGTATGGTTGGGATTATATGGGTAAGTTATTACCATGTTGTTGGGGATTTCAAACAGATAATAAACCATTTCCTAATTTAACTAAAGATAAGTTTCATATAAGTAATATTAGTAGTATGGAAGATGTTATTAATTCAAAGGAATGGAAAGATTTTCATAGCATGTTAAAAACTAACCCAGAAAACGCACCTGACATCTGTAAAAAATATTGTGGTGTAAGAGGTGGAAAAACAAGTACTAGAACTACTATGAATGAGATACAAATATGACAGACAATGTAGAAAATATAATCGATAAGGCATTAGGTGTTGTTGATGATGTTAAAAAAGAAACTAAAAAACAAGTAGTAATACCTAGACCAAAACCACAATCATCAGATGATGATATGGATAAAGATTACAAATATCAAAGAGAAAATTTTTACAACTTAATCGAAAGAGGACAAGATGCTATTGAAGGTATCTTAGACCTTGCTCAAGAATCTGAACAACCAAGAGCATATGAAGTTGCTGGAAACTTAATAAAAAATGTTGCCGAAGTTACAGAAAAACTTGTAGATTTACAAACAAAAATGAAAAAGTTAAAGGAGGTACCAGAGACT